GTGATAAAGTTTATGATGATAATTCAGATATAATACCTGTTTCAGAAGAAAAATCAATAATATACATTATGAAAAATGCTTTTAATAAACAACAGGAAACAATACATAATTTTATTCCTAAAATAAAAGACTATAGTAATACAACTATTATTGTAGATAATACAAAATATCTTCTTATAAAATCTAAATGTGAATATAAGAACTCATATTTAACTTACAAATTATCAGATAATAAAAGCAATTATAATCAAACCATAAAAAAATGCTGTTATTGCTATAGAAAGCTAAGATGGTCTGTAGTAGATGGTTCATGGGTTGATATACATTGTGACATATGTGATAAAATTATTATTGATTTTGGAACCAGAATAGTGTATAATAATAATGTTTTCACTACAGATAAAATTGAATGGTCAAAACAACTCATGTTTAATACTGAAATAAGTTTGGATCCTAATTGTTATGGTAATTTAAATCACTCTTCTAATCAAACTGGTTTTAATTTTCTAATAGCTGAGTCTTTATCAATTCGTATTGAGAAAAAAAAAGAAGAGATATATTTAAATGATAAATGTGAATTTATTTATTGGCTTTATGTAAACGGCGATTATATATATATTCGTGGAGATTATTTTAAACATATTTTAGATGATAAATGGTATGTATCATATTTTAAAGAACTTCCTACCGTAAAATATAACGAACAGGTATTATCGGTTGAAAAAGTATCTATAGATAATAATATGGTATTTTATAAATGTAAAATAAATGACATTTTTTTAATATTTTAAATAATGTAAAGTTTAATTTTATAAATTGGAATGGCTATTTTATACCACCATCTGAAATTTTAATAATCATTTTTAATCAAAACATTACTCATACATTTTTATATAATGATATGCTTTTAGAAAACAATTAAATGCCTCATTATTATTATAGTATTTCATGATAAACTTTGTAATTACACTACATTCAAACTCGCAGATAATATTTCGCCTAAAAATAATATATGATGCTCCAGGATTACGAGGCATTCTTTTTTGCAAATATATGTCTCTATATTTTTTTCTTAATTCGTCTATTTTAGATTCATATTTTGATAAAATATGAAGTTCATTCTGGTAATATTCATTTTCATAATTTTTTAAAATAATGCTTTTCTCAATTTTAAGAATTCTTTCAATATTGTATTTTGGATGATTCATCATTTCATTTATACAACTAACTTGAGAAACAAATTTTTCCTCTGCAAAGTCAAGAAGTTCGCCTAATTCCTTACGTTTTCTATTAATTACTGTTCGATAATAATTTTTTGTTCTTGCTAAATACTCGTGTTTATGAATATATTTTGCTCCAGATGATTTAAAGAGTTCTTTTAAAAATTCTTTCTCCTCTTTTTGTCTTTTTTCTTCCCTTTTTTCTTCTTTTTCTTTTTCTTCTTTTTCTTTTTCTTTTTCTTCTTTTTCTCTTTCTTCTTTTTCTTCTTTTTCTCTTTTTAATTGTTCTTCTCTTGCTTTATTAAAGCTTTCATTGCGCAACCGTTCCTTTTCAATATATTCTTCTTCAATTTTATCAATTCTACTCATGTGTTCTTCCTCGTTTTTTATTAATTCAATATTTAATTCATTTAACTTTTTTCTAATATGATTTACATATTCATATATTTCTTGTAAATCACAAACTTTAAGTAACCAATCAACGAAACCACCAGCAAAGTTTTCAAGATTTGATTTTGGCTCCCAATAATATCTAAGTTCTTCCCAACAAATTGATATTCTTTTTGGAGTAGGGGCAGATAAATAACTTTTATGTAAATATCCAACATATAAAATTTTCTTAATTGATTCTGTTTCACGAATTGATAATTCAATATCAATTCTAGAATAATAATTTTTAATTTTATTATAAATATTATTATTCCATTCGGTTGGTTGACCACCTAAAATATTACGCAATTGATTTAATTGTTCATTCATATTATAAAAGCCAATATCACCAACATTATTTCCTCTTTGTCTTAGTCCGTTTTGTAATATAATAAATTTTATTTCACCATTTGAAAATTTGTAACTTATATTAGCCAAATCATTTATTAATGATAATATTTTATTGTGATATTCACTTGTAGTCTCCATTTTGTTAAGATTAAATTAATTATATTTTTAGCATTTTAATATATTTCAATTTTATTTTGTTCTACGCAACCATAGCAACCTTAATCTGTTCATGACTTTTATAATTATGAACCTTAAAATCTTCCACTTGATAATCATTAATATTCTCTCTGACTTGTTCAAAAGAGACTGTTGGAAAATCAAATGGTTCTCTTGTAATTTGTAATTTAGCTGCATCAATAGCGTTTTCATATAGATGACAATTTCCCATAAAATGGACAAATTCATATGCTTCTAATCCACAATGTTTTGCTATTAAATGAGTTAGTAGTGAATATGATGCTATATTAAAAGGAATTCCTAAGAAAAAATCACACGATCTCTGCATCATAACACACGATAATTTATTGCCATCATGTACATTAAATTGACATAAAATGTGACAAGGAGGTAGAGCCATTTTGTCTAACTGAGCAGGATTCCAAGCAGTCATAATGAGACGACGACTTGTGCGCTGTTTTGGGTCTTTTAAAGTATCAATAATTTGTTGTAGTTGGTCTACACCATTGTCTTCCATAATCCAATCATCATCACGCCATCCAGACAATGATTTCAATTCTTGTAATTCTCTTTTTTTATTAGGAATATATTGTTTATTAAAGTGTCTCCACTGCCATCCATATATTGGGCCAAGTTCATCTTCCTGGTATTTCTGCAACCCTCTGCTGTCAAGGAATTCTCTTGAACCATTATCATCCCAAATATGAACACCTTGTTCCTTCAAAATCTTGTTATCTGTTTGACCACGAATAAACCACAAAAGCTCTTTTAGGCAAGTCTTCCAGGCCGTTTTTTTCGTCGTTAAAATAGGAATTTTACCATCCTTTAGAGAAAAACGCATTGATTGTCCAAAGATGCTCTTAGTTTTACCATTACGACCCTCTTCCCAAAACCCATTTTCTAATATATTTTCTAGTAAATTGAGATATTGATATTCTTCGTGTTGAAACTTCTTTTGATTAGAAAAAATATTATCAGATACTTTAACAACATTGTTAGTATCTTCTTCTTCAAGAGTCTGTAAATTAATTGTTTTCTCAAAATCACACATAATATATTTAGAATAATAAAATTATATCTAAATTGTTTAGTTAATATACATTTTTAATTTCTAAATATAAATCATATGGAAAGTTTGGATGAATTATCAAAAACAAGTTCTGGTAAACCTGGATTTTTTAAACATGTATTTAACTTTGATGAAGACTCTAAAGTAGAAATGTTAAATCTAGTTCAATATGTTGTTTTAGCTTTAGTGCCAGTTATAATATTAAATAAATTAATGCAAAGATATGTTCCAGAAGCAGATGACGAAAAGAGTTCATTGGAAATAACAGCAGAAGTTTTAGCACAAGTTTTATTTATGTTTTTTGGAATTTTGCTTATTAACAGAATAGTAACATATGTACCAACATATAGTGGAGAAAAGTATCCCGATTGGAATGTTATTAGTGCTGTTCTTCCTATGTTAGTTATTCTTATTAGTCTACAAACAAAATTAGGAGAAAAGATATCAATATTATTTGAACGCCTTATGGAGTTATGGGAGGGTCCAAAAGACACTAAAAAAGGTAATAAAGGTAACGTAAAAGTATCCCAACCAATTTCTCAAAATCAAGTAGCAATGAATCAATCATTAAATTCAATGGGTTCAACATCTATTAGTACTCTCCCACCACCACAATCAACTATGACTCAACAATTACCAAATTATGATCAAATGTATCAACAAGATTCAACGCCTTTAGTCGGTGCTGCAAGTCCGGGTATGGAAGGTTTTGAACCTCAACCAGCTAATGGTGGAGGAATGGGAGCATTTGGTTCAGCTTTTGGAGGTGGTTGGTAATCTATCTAACAATTACAAAAGTATAATTAGAATTATTAAAATCATATGTTAATTCGTCATATTCATCATCATCATATTCATATTCATCATCTACCTTTGTATATTCTGGTCTACGATCTGTTTTAAATATTCTAAAAATATAAGTAAATAAATTCCAAATTGAATTTAATGACATTTAATAACTATATAAAATAAACTTTAAAATATTTTATTTTATATTATATTAATAACTGATATGGATGTAAACAGGTTAATGTATGCATTAGATAATGAAAATAATGAAAGCATAATGAATCTCACTAGCAAAAAAATATTTGATATGAATTATAATATTATAAAAGAATTACATTTAGATAAACCAACTACTTTAGACTATTTAAAAAAATTAAGTGGATATAGGTATGTTGACGAAATTAATGATTTAAAGCATGGCTCATTTATTAGATGGATTCCTATTACTGACCCAAATTATTTACCACTTCATCATTGTGGTATGATATGTGATATAAAAATAACTGATAATGGCATTGTAATAACTTGTAAAAATTTTATGCACCGACATTACACATTTAAAATGGATGAATGTCTAATATTTCAAAAGTTAACATCACAGGAAAGAGTAATAATTCATGCGTTAGATCATTTAGACAAAACAAAGGATGAGAATGATGATGATAATGATGAAATAGAAGATGAAGAAGATGATTAATGTTTATTTTTACGAGTTTTAGTAAATGTAGCAGATACATCGCTAAATAGACCAGGAATAAATTTCCCCATCTTAATCATTTGTATTTCAGATTTACTTAAATGTTTTTTTCTATTATGACATTTTTTTCCATTTTTATAACTACAAACAGACTTATATCCTTTACTATTTTTAATAATAACTTTTCTGGTTGTTTTTTTGCCTCCACTCATAGATACTTGTAGATTTTTGTAATCAAACCCCATTATAATATATTATAAGAAAATATCTATTAATATATAATGACTACATCACATATTTTTGTTAATATATTTCATATATTATTTGTTGGTTCGTTATTTTTATATGTAGGCATAAATGGTATAAAAACTCCTGCGTTTATTTTTCCATTATTAATGTATTTAGGAATAATAATCATTATATATCATTCTTATAAAGCATATCTAAAAATATTGCTTGATAAAAGTGCTTGGGTTAATTACATTCATATATTTTTAATAGGTCCTTTATTAATCATTATTGGATTAAATGGTGTAGATACTTCTAGAAAATATTTTGAATTACTATTAATGGCAGGAATGGCATCCATTGGTTACCATGGATATTATTTAGTTTTTTAATATTTAATAACTTATGAAAAAAAAATATTGCGTTAAAATATAATGGGCGGAGGCACCGGAAATATTCGTACACAAAGATGGCAATCAGGTTCCGTAGGTTCTAGAACTCTTGGTTCTATTTTAGCTGGAACTGGAGGAGGAGCTGGAGGAGCTAGACGTATTTATGGATACTATGCAAAACAAAATGGAGGAGCAATTAGTCCTTTTACATCAATATTTGATATTAACTATGGACAATTTAGATCCCGTGCTCAATATTTTATTGGATCAGTACTTAATCATTAAAATTTAAAAATTTTCTAAAACAGAAAAACTATTATTAAAAATATATTATTTATATACTACGTATTTAAATAATTTATAAATTATATCACATAGACGTTTCAACAATTGTAAGTATCAATCCAAGATTTATTTAGAACATTTGCTACACTTTCTAACGCACCTTCAGTCCATCCTTGTCTCCTACTAACATCTTCCCCTACAACTAACATTCCTGATTCAGGATGCTGGGCTTCTCTTATAAATTCAGGACGATTTCTATATTTTTCATGATCCAAAGGTTCATAATAATGGGTTCCTATTGGCCAATAAAAATCTTTAATTGCTATAATTTTAAGAGTATTTGGAACTATTCCCAAGGCTTCTTCTACTTTTTTCGCAAAAAAATCTCTATTTTCAGGAGTATTTTCTTTATGAACTTGTAATATTTCAGCATTTTTATTATCAGCATACGCAATCATATATACACTTTTAGAGAATGGAATCATTTTTTGTAAAGGTCCGGGAACAATTGTATATGTTGAAACTAACTGGCTCATTATTTCTGCTGATTGTGCGTTAAATTTAGCATATATATACAAAAATGGTTGTCCATGTATTTGTTTATAGATTTTCATTTGTGGAAGAAGTTTTTGAACAGTGGTTATTCTTGTTGCGACTATAACTTTATTAGAATAATATGTTTTGGTTGTATTTTGTTTTCCAGATATTGTTAGTTCAAATAAACAAGGACTATGTTCTATTTTTTTAATTTTCTCAACTTTTGTGGATGATTGTATATTCTGGTGTCCAATTTTATTACACAATGTATGTACTAATGATGACCATGGAATATCTAATGCTGTCCAACCAGGTGCGTTATCTTCCATTTGATAATGATATAAAACTTCATAAACATCTTCCTCTTCATAATCTGAATAACCAGCCGAAATAACAAAATCCTTATATAACTTACTTCCTAAGTGTTCAGTTACAAATTTTTTGAATGTAATTGAAGGTGGATTTTGATAGTTTTTATATATAGTTCTTAATTTGTGTAAATATTCTTTAATATCAAGAGGATTTTTAATTTTTTTGGAGTAATGCATAGAAACAGGGAAAGGTTTATATTTAATTTTAAGATCTTTTAAAAGCTTAATTAAGAGGGTATCGGTATCTTGACGCCCAACCCCAGCACCAACAACAACACTTTCACCATAAAACATATGATTTCCAATTCTACCCCCAATATAAGGTCTTCTGTTACTTTCTAGAACTAACAATTTGGTTTTAGGAGACATTTGTTTGATATTATATGCGCTATACAAACCGGCTAAACCAGCACCAACAATAATTATATCATAATGGTTACTATTCATTATAATATAAAAATATAAATAAAATTAAAAATATACTAGTGTTTACGAGATTTACGAGATTTACGAGTTTTACGTCCTTTTCTTCTTTTAGATTTACGTCCTCCACTAATTATACAACCAGGACCATCACATTTTTTGTCATCCTGTTTATTATCTTGAGAATTAAATAGTGGCAATGGTTGATTATAAGAATCCATATATTCCTGAAGAATTCTTTGTTGACCAGCTCTATCTTCTTGTGTCATTTCTCTAACTTCACGAGCTTCATCAAATCTACTATCTTCAGGAAATATATTAGTGGTGTTTATATCTCCAATTGGAATATCTTTTTTCTTTATTATGTTGACTCCTGTTTGGGTTATGTTATCAGGTCTATCGTTTGGAAATAAATTAGCATCTGTAATAGTAAGTTTAGAGAATGTTTTTACTCCACCTCTTTTGTAGTTTCTTTTAGAATATTTTCTAGCTTTTGGCATTTATATAATTAATATAGATTATTTATTTTTACGAGTCTTATTTTTTGATTTGTTTGTTTTCCTGAATTTAACTGATTGTTTTTTCTTACATTGAAATTGTCCGCGTGTATATCCTTTACGATTAAATATAGTTTTAGTACATATACCAATAGATTTAGCTTCATTAATTGGGTCAATTTTTTTAATACACTTACAAAGTTTTTCAGCCATAATTTTTTCGGCTTGTTTTTTAAGAAGTCTTTTGGAACGTGGTATATTTAAATTATAATATTTTAAAATACTAACATAATCTTTGTTAGTTAATTCAACTGGCATAGTTATAAATTATACAAATATTTTTATTTTGTATTAATAAAATAACAATATAATATATGACAACATGTACTTCCAAAATAGTAGTTTTTGACTTAGATGAGACATTAGGATATTTTATGGAATTAGGTATGTTTTGGGATGCATTAAAAGCATATATAAAACATAAACAAATAAAACAATCAACAGACCAAAAGTTATTTAACATGATTTTAGATTTATATCCAGAATTTTTACGTCCAAACATAATAATTATTCTAAATTATTTAAAAAAGAAAAAAGAAAAAAATCATTGTGATAAATTGATGATATATACTAACAACCAAGGTCCGATAGAATGGGCAAATTTTATAATGAAATACTTTGAGGAAAAGATAAATTATAAGATTTTTGATCAAATAATAGCAGCATTTAAAGTTCAAGGTAAAAGAGTAGAATTATGTAGAACAACTCATATGAAGACTCATTCTGATTTAATAAAATGTACAAAATTACCAGAAGAAACACAAATATGTTTTTTAGATGATGTATTTTATCCCGATATGAGTAATGAAAAGATATATTATATAAATGTGAAGCCATATACACACGATTTGGATTTTAATGAGATGATAAGTAGGTTTCTAAATAGTGATATATTAGGTGCGGGGGTTGACGACCCTACATATTGTAGGGAGTTTATTTTGGAGTTTATGAAAAGATACAACTACATATATGTAGGTAAATCGGCTGAGACGCAAAATGTAGACAAAATTGTTTCCAAAAAAATACTTCATCATCTACATTTGTTCTTCAAAATGAAACCCATTGGACCACATACTTATAACATTGTAAACAAAACAAAACGCAACAAATCCACTAAAAATAAAACTCTTAAAAAAAGACCTAATTAAATTTTAACCATTCCATATATTCCTTTAAATCTGTAAAATAATTTTGTAATACACTATTTATCGCTGTTGTTGCTAATAAAAATACTCCTGCACTAAATGCTATCTTTGCATCCAAACCTGTAAACTTTACGCGTCTAAAAGGGTTAAAACGATAAATCAAAAACAAACTAACATATAACTTTATATAATATTGAAGATCATCTAAATATTCAGGAGCATTTGCCGATAGACCTAAAGCAATTGCAATATATAGAAACCATGTTATATACACAACTATATCATATATTCTATTTTGAAATCTATGTAGTTCCTTATTGAAGGTCATTTATATTAATTAGATATTTTATATAAAATTAATTTATATAATCAATATATAAATGGATATCCATAGCTATATTGATCAACCAACTTCTCAAAGGCAAAAAACTGTTTATTTAAGATCATACGAAAGAAATATTCCTTCTCAACCTTTACAACCTTATTTAGATGCTAGACCTGTATTAACCAAATATTCTATTTTACCAATTGTTGACCCCAGAAAACCTATTAGTACACCTTTAATACAACAATCCACATACACTCCAGAGAAAATTTATAATCCAGGAAATGACTTTGGACCTTGGTCTGGTTATGCATCTAACATTAATCATGAGTCTGAATTAAGAAACCAAATTTTTGCTTTACAAAGCTGTGCTCAAGCTGCTTATATTCCTTCCAGTAAAAGCAATCTATATCAAGTTAACTGGAAAAATAATAATCAACAACAACAACCATTTCCAACATTATTTCAAAATGAACAATTTTGTCCTACCAACCCTAATCCTAATCCAGAAAAAATTGGATTTGCTCTATTTAATAACGCAACTAGACAACAAACCAAGGATTTAACTAAGGAAACCAAATGTAAATAAATAAATACGTTTATTTCAAACAAATATAATTTAAAATAAACTATATAATGTCGGATGATTTAGTTAATCAACTAACGCTTAATTTTTTAATAAATAAACAACAACTTCAAAAACTTAATAAAAAAACAAAGGAAACAACTGAACAACAAAAAATAAAGGAAATACAAGAATACAAAGACAGAATTAAATTACTTTTTAACGATTTGTTAGTTTATCAACCACCAGAAGACCTATTATTTGAAGTTAAAGTTGCTTTTGAAAATTTTATAGATAAATCTATATACTATCTTAAGGCACATGATAACAGTGAAGCATTAGAAAATGAACGTAGTGAAGAAATTCATGATGATATTGATTTTGAAAAAGAAGAAAGAAATATTGTAAATGGAAATTATAAAGAAAAATCTGAAGAGGAAGAAGACGATGAAGATGAAGAAGAGGAAGAAGACGATGAAGATGAAGATGAAGAAGAGGAAGAAGACGAGGAAGAAGATGTCCCTAAAACTATCAAACCTATTAAACACCATCCTATTGTTGTCAAAAGTAAATACACTAAACCAACATCATCAGTTGGAGTTGATGATATTCAAAAATTACCACTTGATTGGTTTCAAAACGTTAGACAAAGTTATAAAAAAAATCAAATTATACCAAGAAAAAAAGAACCAACTATTATAGAGCAAAATTTTAGGGATTTAAAAAAGAAAATATAAACCTATTATATGGGAAAAAGAATTACTAGAAAAAGATATAATAAAAAAAAATATAACACAAAAAGAAAAAACAGATTTAATAAAAATAAAACCCTTAGAACCCCTTTCGTAAAACTTAATTGTAGTCCCGAAAATAAAAACAAAGATTACACATGTTATTCAGATTCCGACCTTTATAAACTACAAGATATGTGGAATGCTCGTCACCCTGATCGCCCAATCAAAACAAAAAATACAAAACAAATCTGGGAACAATTAAAAGAATATTATGCGACTATTTGTAATAAAGAATCTTGTTGGGTGCGTCAAATGACTAAGAACACAAAACTTGAACAAGAACTTTTAGACGCATTTGCCCCTGAGTCACCTAAAGACTGGAAAAAAAATCCTAATGAATGGTTATCCAGTCTTGACATAGTGAAGGTTATGAATCAATATGAAAAAAAATACAAATGCTTTGATTTTATAGGTCCATCACCAATAGACTATGATACACATAAATTATATGGGGAATGTGTTTGGGAAGAATTATGTCATTTTGAATTATCTCAACAACTAAAGAAAGGGCATACAAAAATAGGTGTAATATTTAATTTAGATCCACATTATAAAGGAGGTAGTCATTGGGTATCATTATTTATTAATGTAAAACAAAAAACAATATTCTTTTTTGACAGTGCTGGAGAGCCTATTCCTCCACAAATTGAAAAATTTGTAAATACAGTTATTGAACAAGGTAAAAAACTTCCAAACCCAATTTATTTTAAATTTGACCAAAATTATCCAGTGGAACATCAATATGGAAATACCGAATGTGGTATATATTCAATATTTTTTATAACACATATGCTTGAAGACAAAATTAATGGACATTATCTAAAAACCCACATATTAAAAGATAAATATATGGAAAATTTTAGAAAAGTTTATTACAATGAAAATGGAAATGTATAATTATTTAATCCTGACACCATTCTTAATGATAATATTTGCAGATTGTAACTCTACACTTTCTGACTCATTTTGTTTACGTTTTTTTTCCTCTAATTTTGGCTTAATTACCTTGTAATAATATTCCTTCTTTTTATCCAAATATTTTTGGCGTCTTTCGGGGTCTAATTTTAACGATTCTAAATACGCCTTATTATACTCCTTAATCTTATCTCGGTTGCGTTCTTGATATTCACTCATGCTTTTCTTATGAGACAAGTAATATCTCTCAGCAGGTGATAACTCTACAACAGTATTTGTGTTCTCCATTATTTATTTAGTTATTATACTACCTATTTAGTATAATAAATTCAATTTTTAATTTATATCAATAATTTAAGTAAAATATATACATAAAAATTAGATTATTATGTATATTAATGAGTTCTTTATCTCAATTCACAAATAAACAAAATCTCAAATTACTATGGGAAGTACTTTTAGATGAACTACATATAAATACATCTAACAAATCACTTATAAGTAATATAAGAACAGTTTTTGAAAGCAATATACATCCTTTTGCTTCCAGAGCTAATCCAAAAGTACATATAATGGAATTAAATAAGCAATTTTTGTCTCAAGTTGTATTAGCTGTCAACAGATTATTTCCCAACATGAAACAAGAGCAAAATATAAAGAGAATAACCATTTCTGATGAAGAAGTATCTGAACCATATAAAATAGAAGATATTCACGCATCACGGCAAAGCGATTTTGAAAAAGAATTTGAACGAAAACGTATGGAAATGGAAAACTACATGACTCCACAAAAACCAAGAGAATTAGATTTTTCTGATAGAAATTCAGATGGAAAGATAAAAGCAATGGATTCACTTGTTGCAGATAAAATGGCACAAAGAAATTTAGAAATTGAACAATTTCAAAATAGCAATTATAATTCTAGTATGGTTCCAGATACATGGTTAACTCCAAAAGAAACATCTGTAAAAAATGAAAAAACACAAATTGAACCGAATGTTATAGAACAAAAACCTATAATTAAAAATAATCAAAATTCACGATTAAAACATATATCAATTGATAGTAATAATAATATTACATTATCAATAGATGAAATTGAACCAAAAAATAAAAAAGTATCATGGGATGACTTGGAAGAACAAAAAGAATCAACTATTAGTATTTTTAATAAACTAAAAAAACAGCCAATAGTTAAAGTTGAACCAAATATAAATACAATTAAAGATAATATAACTCAAAATGATGAAAAACAATACATAGAACAGAAATCAATGCCGTTACCTCAAGTAAAACAAGAAGAAATTATAAGAAATCAAGTAACTTTACCTACTCCTATTAATGAACCTGTAATACCTAAAACAGAGATTATAAAACAATTAAATGAAATGAATAAAAAGATTGATAACCTGTATGAAATGATATATAAACTAACAAATTTAATGGAAAAATCAAATAATACTGAAATATTGGAAAAAAATAATAGTTCAGATTAATTATACTTTTTCTTTAACAATTTCATATTCACCTCTACTATTCTTCACTAATTTACCTATTAATATAGGTCTAACACCTGGAACTTGTTTTGCTTGAATTACACTATCATAATCATATACTTGTTTTGTATCCATTCTTAACATATAACGCTTACCAGTTGCTTTAAATGTAAATGGTCGGGCTTCCCAATCAATTCTTTCAACATTTAACGCTGCTACAGTATCATTTTCATCTTGACTATAATTTGGATTATATGAAAAATCATTTACACCTGGTTGACCAAATGATAAGCATACTAGACCTTCCTTTGTGCTTGATTTAATGTGTGTAGCACAATCAATAGCCGATTCTTTAACAGCTTTTAATAATTGTGATGTCAATTGTTCTTTAATAGTTGATATTTCAAATAGTTTTTGGTCAGATGTTTGTGGAAGATATGGAGGATTTTTTGATACATCCTTTAATTTCAATTCTATGGCAAAATCACTATCTAATTGTTGTTGTGTAAAAGTCATAATATATATAAATACCTCAACAGTTTGTAATTCTTTTGGTAAACCCTGATGGGAACAAATACGTCTAGCGCGACCAATAACCTGTTCTACTCTTACAGGATGCCAATATGGTTCCATAATATGAACATAACGTGTGTTTCTTAAGTTGATACCTTCAGAACCAGCAGAAGTAATCATTAAAACTTTAATAATTTCACCTAAATTATTGTTACTACTTCTAGCTCTTAGTTGTGTAGCGATATTGTTAGGAATATAATCCCACATTCCATTATAAATATTACGAATAATTTCTCTCTCCTCGGCATCTTCAGTTCCGGTATACAAAGCATAACATGGTTTACCCATATCTTCTTCACTCATATTTATTTCCCATCCATCACTACCTGTGCGTTTAATTTTGAATTTAGCAAAACCATTAGCCTCCAATACCAAACAGAAAATACCTATACCTTCCATAGATCTAAATTGACTATAAATTAAATGTAAACCTTGATGCTCTGGATCCTCAATATTATCTAACATCGCTAAAAATTTTGGGCTGTAAGTTTTTAACCCTTCTGGTGATAAATATTCACGAGCATGAAGCTGTAAATATCTCATTGATGATTTAATGGCTTCTCTATATTCAATATTACCCATTTGTTCTAAAATTTCATCACCTTCTAATTCATCAGCTTCTCTTAAAATAGCGTCTTCATCCTTATAATCTTCAAGATGAATAGATAGTATATCATCGTCAGCATGTTCATCCACAAATTCTTCAGCTGGATTTTCCTTTGGTGGACTTGTAGGTTCTTCAATCTTTGGTCCTTTTGTTCTAGCGCCACCTTTAAAATCTTCCTCTTCTTCTTTTGCCTTTAAATCTACGTCAACAATATCACAATTATCTTGATCGTTTCCTGATTTAATAGATTTTACAGGAATTATATCATCATTATGTAATGATGAATTTATTTCAATTTTGTCACTAACACAAGAAACATTCTGTAAAATAAATTGAAAAATTCCTCTCAAAGTGCGATATTGTAAAACATTTCTCGCTAATTCCATTGCAGTTCTAGCAATTTCTTTACTACGTTCATTATCTCTTTCACATTCTTCAATACGTTCCAATAAGTCTGATAAATCTGGTTTTATAGGAATATAATGGACATTAGGTTGTAAAACACTGTCTAACCAAGAAGTATATTCACTCTCTACGCGCAAAATTAAACTGCCGGTTAACATTGTAGTTAATAAACGATATGCGT